GCTTCGTTCACCTTTTTCAGATCAATTTTTTCACCACGTCGATAGGCGGCTGCAGTGCGCTTAATCTCTGCAGCCTGCTTTGACGGATTACGCGCCCCGCGAACATACTTGGACGGCAGGCCCGTCTTTTTGTCCTTGGTAACGCGCTTGAACTTACGCCGGGGCATCTAGTAGCTCATGCGCCCCATGCGACCGCCGCGACGCATTGCCGGCTTCTTCTTCTTTGCTGCCGCACGCCTTGGCTTGCGCTTGGGCATGACCTTTTTCATTTTCATCATTCCAGGCATGTCAACCTCACTTTCCGTGTTTACGCATCGCCGCTCGATGCGATTCTTTGAATGTTTTTCCGGCACGCATTAACCGTCTCATTTCGGCCATATGCTTGGCAGTGTGATGCACCTTGTGCCGTTTCAATGCCGCCTCTTGGCGTGCCGTCAGCTTTTTCATTTTCATCAGCAGTCCCACTTTCTCAGCGCCTTGTTGATCCGGCTGTTAGGATCACGCGCCGTCTTTTTACTGGTCAGATTCTTCTTCATGCCCAGCATCCTGGCGCAGAAGGACTTGCGACGAGCTGCAGCCTTCGGGCTGCGCTTCGCCTGCTTTCTTGAAACGGGTGCCTTGAGGTTCATGCCCTGGCGGCGTGCAGATGCCCTGCCCTTGCGGTTAAGGCCACCAGATGGAGACTTGCCAGCCGAACGCTGCCAAGTAGGCGTCCTAGCCATCTGCGACGGCTCTGATCCGGTCGCTGATGCGATAGGCGCGGTGCGGTGTTTGCTCTTTGGCCCAGCGGCTGTCGAGGATTTCGTCGGCCAGAGCTGACCAGTTGCCTTCGTTGGCGTAAGCGATAGATCGTTTGAATTTGCTCAAAGATGGGCGCCCTAATTGAAAGGCCATATTTGCCAGGCACAATTTTATTTCTTCCGGCATGTTGTCAAAGTCTTTGAAGATCATGCGGCAGTCGTCAATGGTGATGTCAATGTCGCTGTCAAAGGCTTGATTGACCCTGTCTTCACTCACTTCTGTGCCTACTGGTTTCTGCCACTCAGGGTCGTCGGCAGTTATAAGGTGCCCAATCCCCAGCGTGGGATGATTTTCTGAACACAAATACACCTCGTATTTTTTGCCTTCGTCACTGGCAATCTGCTCACGCAATAGCTCAATATTCATGCTCGCCTCGTCTTCTTTTTCTTTTTATTCTTGTTGAGGGCCGTGAAGTCAGCGCGAGTGATTTTGTTGCGCGGCTTGGCAGCGGCAGCTAAGCGCTTCTGCTTTGGAGAATACTTGGCAAATGGCATTACTTTTTTCCTTTCACCTTACCGACAACGCCCTCAAGCATCCCGCCGCCAAAATAGAAGGCCAGGATGGTCAGCATTGCTTCACCGAGATAGAAGTCATCTATGACTTGCTTGATGTCAGGGATGTTGGTTTTGCCCAGTAGCGTCATCACCAGCACTAGCGCGAAAGACAGCAAAAACGTGGCAGTGAACATTAGGGCTAGGTAGCGCTGCGCCACCTTGAAAGGGGCATAGGCTGCCATCGTGTCAATCTTGGCCTGAGCCTTGACGCGCTCCATCTCCTCGTCAGAGCTGTGGACATCATCAATCAGATCCATGCCCTTCTTGATCACGTCCCCGTTGCCGAGGATGCTGGCTAACACTCCAAGCATTACTTTTTGTCTCCCATTTGCGTGAACCCCATGTAAGCGCCCACAACGCCGCTAAGCGAGATGTACAGCAACGGGCTGACCTCGCTCAGTAGCTTGATGCGGCTGTCGGGTATGAACGGCATGAACAGCAGGATAGTGTAGACGCCCATTCCTATGAGCGCGAACCTAGCAAGCCGGAGCTGCGCTAGGTGCTTGCGGCTCTTGTCTTCTGTTTCTCGGATCTCGCGTGCGCGTTCTATCTCTGCGTCAGATACGACGCCATCATTGTCGAGGTCGTAGCGCTCGAACTCGCTCGACCTCTCCAGCTTTTTCTGGGCCACAGTTTATCTGGTATTAGGATTCACAGTGACGCGGCGCGTATCACCGATTTCGCTCTGCCCACCAGCGCTAAACAACCCGCCAGTCAATCCAGCGGGAAGACTGCGTTGATCTATACCACCGGACGCCATAACTTGCGCCCTTCCAGCTCTAAATGTGCTGACTGGTAATGCGACAAGGCGATTTGCAATAGCCGCAAGCTGCGGACCAAACACTTGCTCCATGTTGCGGATTATTGGTGCGGCGCTGCCACTGAAATTTTTAGCACCTGGCACCGCCGTTGTTGCTAACTCAGCCACGTTTGCAAATTGATTGAGCAAAGCTTGGTCCTGTTTTGTAAATAGCGCATTGTACAGTTCCGGCGTGCGCCTTTTCAAATTAGTTAAAGCTGTTTTAAACGCTGCGCCCGAGAAGGTTTTAACACCCGCTTCTCCTGCCGCTGCTTTTTCTGCTTGCTCAACAAGGCGCAAGAAAGCGCCCTGCTTTAATTTGTTGAAGCCTTGCTCACTCAAGGTTTCTTTCAATTTGCGGACTGTCCTTGCTGACCCAGCTTTGCCTGCGCCTGAAAGGGTGAAAAGCAAATTAAATTGTTCGCTTGGGTCTAGTGGATTTTGCTGATCTACAATTTTTGCGATCACTGCATCATCGCTGAATTTTTCGCGGAATATTTTATTTTTTCTTCGCGCTACAAGCCACGGTTTGAAGGCATCTGCGTCACCAACTGTCACAAGATCGTCTAACAGTCCATCAACAAATTTGTCGTATTCAGAAATCACTGCACGGACAGCAGCCGGCCTATCACCTACCGCCGACCTCGTCGCTCTTTGACGCCAAGACTCAAGATCGTTAACTGTAACCGTTTTTTTCTTAACGACTTTGTCTAAATCTTTCAAAACGGCTGCAGCGTCAGGAAAGCTCAACAAATTGAATTTGTCGTCAATGACCGCCCTGATGTTCCCTAGCTCACTTTGCAGGACGCCGGAATCTAAATTTGTTGCTCTTCCACGTCGGCGTGCTGCTGAGTATAGGCGATCAACACTGCGTTGAGCAGCCAAGGCTTTAGCAGAAAGCTCCCCGCCCACATCAATCATTGCATCGGTCGGACTTGCTGCTGCCGTTCCTGTTGGAGCTATTTCTTCAGCGATTAGAGGCACATTTTCTGCCAACTGTTCTTGCTGACGCACCCTTGTGCCAGACATGATTCTGCCTGCAGTGTCATCTCTTGATAATATTTCATCTTCAGCAGACTGCGCGGCCCTAGTGCGTAAAACGTCTCCTTGTGTCAGTCGTACAGGTTGCGGCAGTGTCTCGGCTGCCGCCATACGCGCAGCCTGTGCCGGTTCAGTAGCTGTCTGTGCAAGCTGGTTGAACTGTTGCAAAAACGCTGGCGTGACTTCGTCAGGATCTAACCCTGCATTGTTAAGAGCCTTACGCCCTGCTTCAGTGACGCCAGTGGTTGTCACGAAATCTTTGTTGCCAATAAATTTACGAAAAAACGGCGCTATGAGTTCTCCAGCCAACTCCCCACCGACGCCAAAAACACTGGCAACGAGTGCCGCTTGAGGGTCAACGCCTCGCGCTGACCCTGCCGATTCAGCAGCTAAATCTTGTGCAACGGATCCAGCGCCTGCACCAGCACCCGTTCCGATAACTTGCCCAGCTTTACCAGCAAATTTTTTGCCCAACTTACCGCCAAGACGAGCAAAAAATAGTTCGCTTAGCGCTGTTGTCATAAAATCGTCAACGTCTTGAGGGCTTGCGCCTGGCTTATTTAGATAATAGTCGCCAGCTGTGACGTTGAAGCGTTTTGCAAAACTGTCATCTAAGGTGACAATTGAATTGCCAAATTTGTCTAACCGAGCCGGCACGTTTCCAAATGTTTGACGGAATATATCTGTCTTACGCAAATCATCACGACCCAGTGACAACTTTGCGCCAACTTGACCACTTCCAGGAATTATAGCGGTCCTCAAACTAGCAGGCAGTTCTTGGATTTCTGGAAACTCTGTCGTTGCCTCACCCGTTACAATGTTTTTTGCACCTTGTCCGACAGAGGCTAAAAATTCTGTCGCGGCAGCAGTCATGTCACCTATAAAGGTATTTTTTGCAGGAATGGTGCCTCGTTTCACAAGTTCATTAAATTTTGCCTGTTTGGTGGGTTCTAGCGTTCCTGCGTAACCCTGTTTCAACACTTCAGGTGGAATAATTTGAGTTTGCTCGGCCATTATAACAAACCCCCTATCAAATCTGCGTCAGTTGAGTTTGCTATTGCAGGATCGACGTCGTTAGCGCCGGGCGTTATTATTGTTTCACCGCCGACGACCGCTGAATTTGCAGACGGGGTCGCTTGGCCAGCAACCGTCAGATCAGTGAATATTTTGTCGTAGAATGGGAAGTAATCGCGCGTAGAAAATCCTAGAGGCTTCAGTCTTTCGTCTAGCTTGGGCAACAATTGTTGCAAAGATTCTTGGCGTTTGGAAACAAGCCCTTGCATAGTTTTAACTATTTCTTGTCTTGTTTCTGGGGCCAACAAACCGCTCTTTAAGCCTTGTCGCAGACGTTGAGCAAATTGTTGACCAAGTGAAGCGCTCGTTTGAGCGAGCATTGCCTCTTGATCCGTAACTCTGCCACCCGGATCTAGCGCTGAGAAAAATTTATAGATCAAGCCAGCATCAGACGCGCCGCTTGAATCTTTCGCTAAATCATTCGCTTCTCGAAAAGCGGTAGACGCCAATTCAAATTTTTTCTCTTCCTCTCTTGGCGTTTTTGTCAGCTTCTCACCACGCGCGAAAGCCTGCTGCGACCCCGGTAAAATGTTTAATTTACCTCGGACAAATTGAAAGCCTGTAGGTGCGTCAGGTGGACTCCCAAGTACGAAACCCTGTTGTGCAAGCTGCGTTTGTTCAACGCTGCCCGGCTCAACTAACTTCACTTCTCGCGTATCTGGTAAAAACATTGAAACAGGAGCTTTGGGCTGTCTTTGCGCTCTAGCAGCTGCCATTTGCCCCTCTAGGTTAGCGCTTGCGGTGAGGGCAGCCAATTGATCAATCTGACCCAAAGCGTTGATGGCAGGCGTGTCACTTAAATCAGCTTGCTCAAGTGCCTCAGCCAAGGTGCCTCTAAAGTTTTCCTCACGCTGCGCCTGAGCGTCTAAAGCGTTGCGCTGTAGGTATGCCCCAACGAGTGCGCTAGATAGCCTGCCAAGCCCTTGCAGAGGCGTCCTGACAGGCGCTGTGCTGGCACCCTGACCCATGAGCTGCTGGCCGAGGATGCGGCGCGGGTCAGATTGAAAAGCAGGGTTCAGTCGCTGGAACTGAAACGTCGGCATTGCGCGGGGGCGAAGAACCATTTTCTACCTCAGTAAGTAAGCTGCGCCGAGATTGCCGGCGAGACCAAATAGGCCGCCAAGATTTGCGGAACGGTTGGCCATAGCCTGGTTGAAAGCGTTTTGCTGTGCGGCTTGCTGTGCGCCAAACGCGCCAAGTACATCAACGCCCGACGGTGCAAAGAAGCTGGCCTGCTGCACCTGTGGGCCGCCAAGCAAGGCTGCAAGCTCATTGAACCCTTGACCGCGCAGCGCCTGTCTCTCTGCAATCTGTCGCTGACGGCTTTGGTTTGCGATCTGATTGCTTAGGAGCTGATCAGCGATCTGCTGCTGCCGGGCTGCGTTTGCAAGCTGCGTGTTGGCTGCGGCCTGGCTAAACGCCTGTCCCTGCCTCGCAAGACCAAACTCACCAGTGGCTGCCTGTTCGCCAAACTGCTGCGCCCTGATATTGCGTGCCTGGTTGACTAGGCGGTCAGACTCTTGACCAGCCGCGAGTGTGGCCTGCTGCGCCAAGCGCTGCAGTTGCTCGTTCTGCTGTGTTTCAAGGCGGTTGATTGAGTCATCGTAAGCCTCAGACGTGATAGGGATGCCCCGGTCTGCAAGGTTTTGCTCAAGCGTGTTTCGTTGTCGCGTGAACTCTGGCTGCAACAGGCCGAGCTGCCTGTTGAACAGAGTTTGCTCTATGTTGGCACGGAAGCCCTCTGGATCGCTTGTAAGGGCTGTCAGACCGCTTGTGTCGAGCGCAGATGGTAGCGCTGCATCGGTGCTGATATTCTGCTGAAACGCCTGCAGACCGGCGGTCGGATCTGTTTCCTGTGGGGCCGTGATGCCGGCCAACGTGGGCGAGGTGCGGAACGGATTTTGAAAGTCTGGGTCATCAG